AAACTGATGACCTAGATGCTCGTAACTGGGTAGTAGACTTTGGTGGATTACGTCCACTAAAGGACAGCTTAGAAGATTGGTTTGATCACACTCTGCTAGTAGCACAGGATGATCCAGACCGCGACACGCTACTAGAACTAGGCAAGAAAGGCCTAGCAAAGATTACAGAAGTTGAAAAGACTGGATGTGAAGGTCTGTCAGACTTTTTGTATGAATACGTAAACACAATATTTTTACCTAGTTGGGAACCTGGCACTAGGGTATGGTGCTGTAAGGTTGAGGTAAGAGAAACTGACTCAAATATGGCTATGCGAGTTGGTCACAGAGAAGATGGAGAATTCGATGTTTAAATGCATTATGAAATGGCTAGGAGTTGGAGACACACCTGCTGTTATTACAGAAGCTGAGCTTAACAAGATGACAAAGAAGCAAGTTGATGACTGGGCAGCAGATCATGGTATCAACCTCGATCGTCGTCTTACAAAGGCTAAGATGATTGATGAACTAAAAAAACACGTAACTGTAGACTAAGAGGCGTCAATGAAAGTAAGATATACTGAAGCGTTTTATTCAGTTCAAGGAGAAGGTCGCTGGACAGGTGTGCCCAGTGTATTCCTTCGTATGTATGGTTGTAACTTTACTTGTCCTAAGTTTGGTATTGCTAGGAACAGTAACGAAACAGCAGAGCCTCAGATCCAAAAGATTGTAGATGAGATTGATAACTATGATACACTTGAGGATCTCCCACTTGTGACTGTAGGGTGCGATAGCTATGCTGCTTGGCACCCTGCATTCAAACGTTTTCAACATGATGTAGACATTGATCAGCTGGTTGATGATCTACTTGCACTTACACCAACAGGTGCATGGTCATTGGATAATGGTCAGGATATCCATTTGGTAATCACAGGCGGTGAGCCTCTATTAGGTTGGCAACGAGCATATATACAGTTGCTAGAACATCCACGCATGAAGGACTTGAAGAATGTCACGTTCGAAACTAATACTACACAATCTCTGTCAGAGGATTTCAAAACGTACCTCACAGATAATCAACAGGTACACATTACATTCTCTTGCTCCCCTAAACTATCGGTTAGTGGACATACTTGGGTTGATGCTATCAAGCCTGATGTTGCTGTTAAGTACGCTAGTGTTCCTAACAGCCACTTGTATCTTAAGTTCGTTGTTTCTGATGATGTTGACGTGGCAGAAGTTGATAGAGCTGTTGCAGAATATAGATCTGCGGGACTTGAAGCGCCGGTTTACCTCATGCCTGTTGGCGGTACGACAGACAGTTACTTCAAAAACGGTCGTCAAGTCGCAGAGCTCGCCCTCGAAAAAGGCTACAGATATAGCCCACGCCTCCACGTCGACGTCTTCGGTAACGCCTGGGGAACCTAACTTAGAAAATAAGTTACGTAAAGCTGGTGCAATATGAGAACAGTTTGGGTAAGACACGGACAAAGCGAATATAATGCTAAAAATTTAGCAACGGGTTGGCACGATCCTGATCTTACCCAACTTGGGGTAGAACAGGCATTTGAAACAGCTAGAATTTTAGCTCAAAGATACACAATGATCGCTAGTATACATACTAGCGATCTTCGTAGAGCAGTACAGACAGCTAGTATAATTTTACAAAGCTCGCCATGGTTTGTTGAGACAGAAATAGATAGTAGATTGCGTGAACGTGACTATGGTGATTGGAGCGGTAAAAACAAGGATGAAAACCGTTTAAGTGTAGGAGATGAAAGATTTTTATCTATACGCCGAGGCTGGGACATTGCTCCCCCTAACGGTGAGAGTTTGAAAGATACTGCTAGTAGAGTAGCAAATTATTTGGACAATATAGAACAAAGTAATCTTCCGATTATTTTTGTTTGTCACGGAAATACTATAAGAGCAGCAAGTGTGATTTTTGGAAAAAATACACCGGAATCTGTTGTAGATTGGGAAATAGAGACTGGAGGTTTCATAGAATGGGAATACTAGACGACGCAAAAAGTGCTATGGGTTTGGGTAAAGCCAAACGTGTTGAGGAACCTAAGCCACGCGCACCTAAAAAATCAGAAAAGGAAATTGCTACAGAAAAGGGTGAGCCCTGGGTTAGTGTCCTTAGTGTAGAAGTTGATCAGGAAAATCCTGGCAATGGTGCTTTTGAATTAGACTGGAACCAACCTTTTATTAAATTGCTTTGGAAAAAAGGTTACCGTGACGAAAATGAAAACGATATGGTAGATCGCTGGTTTCAGGATGTCTGCAGGCACGTGGTTATGGAAAGCTATGAAAAAGATGAAGCTATGGTAACTCGTAACGACTTAGGTGATGGCAGAGTAGAGTATAAATGATACGAGCAGTTCCTGCTGAATATGCAAACCACTATTTAAATGGTAGCTGGGTTTTTAATTCTCTTATCACATTTTTAATACATAATGCCCTGCTATAAAAGAAGTAAATTATAATGCTTGTCTATGTTAATGGAGATAGTCATAGTGCAGGAGCAGAGCTAGTAGAAGATTTCTGCTTTGCCATGGACGACAGAAGATACATTCATCTAGGTCGCACACCACACCCTGAAGCTATACCCTATACCTTTGGATATTTTCTCAGCCAGAGTTTAAATGCTGGTTACTTCTTAGATGCAGAAAGTGCAGGTAGTAACCAGAGAATACTAAGAACTACAACTACATTCTTAGAAGAAAAATATAGTTCTCATACCACCATAATTATTGGCTGGAGTACATGGGAAAGAGAAGAATGGCTACACGAAGATTTATACTATCAGGTTACAGCAAGCGGTACTGATAGTGTTCCAGCAGAACTTGTAGACAAATATAAACAATGGGTAACAGAGCAAACCCAACAAGAGTTGGCTAAAAAACAAAGGTACTGGCACAATAAAATCTATGAATTCCATTTAGATTTACAAAGTAAAAATATCTCACATTTGTTTTTTAATAGTTACAATCACTTTAATATGTCTGATGCAGAAAAGTTTGATTGGCAAAACTGTTATATAAATCCCTATGAAGACGCAGGCACTTATTTTAACTGGTGTAAGGAACACGGCTTTAAAACAGTCAACAATGGTTTACATTATGGAAGAGATGCCCAAATAGCCTGGGGAAAGTATCTGTTGCCCTGGTTGACAAACACCAATCAAAGTAGTATAATACAAGCAGTAAAGGTTAATCCCAACCAACAAGTAAAATTTGGACCTACGAGGACTGGATGACGACTTATCTACTAGTTGATACCGCTAACACATTCTTTCGTGCAAGACACGTTGCCCATCGTGGCATGGATTCATGGACTAAACTGGGCTTTGCAATTCATGTAACACTTAATGCTGTAAACAAAGCACACAGAATCGCCGGGGCTGATCATGTAATATTTGCGCTGGAAGGCAGAAGCTGGCGTAAGGACTATTACACACCTTATAAGCGCAACAGGTCAGATGCAAGAGCAGCACTAACAGAAGCAGAGCAGGAAGAAGATAAACTGTTCTGGGAGGCATATGATGAACTTACGACATTCCTAAAAGATAGTTCAAATTGCAGCGTCCTTAGATGCGAAATTGCGGAGGCTGACGATATTATCGCACGGTTTATTAATATGCACCCTAACGACAACCACGTTATTGTTAGCAGTGATACTGATTTTGTTCAGCTAGTTAGTGATAACGTTCGTCAATACAACGGTATTCAAAATCATATGATTACCCTAGAGGGTATCTTTGACGATTATGGCAAGCCTGTTAAGGATAAAAAAACTGGGGAAGCAAAGATTGCTCCAGATCCAGAGTGGCTGCTATTTGAAAAATGCATGCGTGGTGATCCTACTGACAATGTATTCAGTGCTTATCCAGGTGTCCGAACCAAAGGCAGTAAAAATAAGGTAGGACTATTAGAAGCATATGAGGATCGTGCCAATCGCGGTTATAACTGGAATAACATGATGCTACAGCGTTGGGTAGATCATAACGGTGAAGAGCATCGTGTTCTCGACGACTACGAGCGCAATCGCACACTGGTGGATCTCACAGCACAGCCTGCAGAGATCAAAGAGTATGTTGACGAAACAATCCGTTCGCAGGTTACGGACAAGCACATGGGTATGGTTGGTGCTAAGTTCCTAAAGTTCTGCGGTAAGTATGAACTCAATAGGCTAGCTGAAGACGCTACAAAGTTTGCAGAATGGTTGAACAAAGGCTATGAATATGAAGTTACAAGCTAAAGCTATTGTAGATAATACCTTCTGGATTATCGAACGCAATGGCGAAAAGGTAGGTACCCTTCGCCACAGTAATGACTATGTGCTAACAGTAAATAGTAAAAACTTCCGTTATCCGGATTTGAAATCGCTGAGTACTAAGTTGGATATAGACTTTCAAAATAATTTAGTGAGGATTGAACCTGCCGGCAAAAAGCAGTTTGATGTACATGGGTATCCATGCAAGACATTACCATTTAATGGTATTTTTGACCTAAAGCGTAAACTACCATTGTATACCAAGACTGAAAAAAGCCAATGCTTCTACTGCGCTGGATATTATGCAATCAATTTTGAGAACGGCTGGGTTCCTGCATATTGCCCTAAACTTATTACTTTGGGTAGAAACGAACATAAGGGACCATACAAAACAAAGTTAGAGATGCAGGAAGTTATTAGAAACCTATCAAATGGCTAAAATCCCACACTTCGGCAATCTTGAAAAACTAGCAAGCAAATGTGCTTTAATTAAATCAGAAAATCTGATAATTAATAAAACTGAAGCACAACACATTGCAATGGAATACCAGAAGCTTATTGGATACATAACTCAGATACAGGATGAGTTATTAGCTGAGCGAGAACGTCAGGCTACTGAGATAGAGATCTTAGGTCCAAATTTTTAATAAACTACTCATATTTCCAGATAAATAATATTGTATTATAATTGGAAAATCCATGAGTAGACCCAAGCCCACAGTTTTATTAGAAAAGGTTGATAAGCAGACTTACAAGTCTGATCAGGTCCTTGCTAGCGAAGGAATCTGGAGTGTATTCTATAAAAACCAACCTATTAATCTAAAGAGTAGTAATATGCTTATTAGCTATCCTGGTCCTAAATATAAGAAGGTCTCATTCAGCAATCCAGGCCATGCTATAAATCTTGCCAAAAAGCTTAATAAGAATTTCAACTGCTCTGACTTCACGGTAGTATTACTGAGCAGTGGTGAGATCATCTACCCAGATGCCCAATAAACAAGAATACACACAAGCATTTCTAAAAAACATTGAAACTACTACTGTGCCCGCCGGTGACGAGCTTGCATTCTTTTGGCTTAATATTAGAGATACTGGAGGGTTAAGGCTAACTGAAAATGGGTATTTTTGTCTAGTAGAAGATATTAAGTTAGAAAGCTGGGAAATAGACATCCGTGAACAAAAGATAACCCAAAGGTTCCTTTTAGACTTGGATCGTTTTATGAACTGCCCCTACTATGTGCAGCGCGGCCGGTGGCCCAAAGTTATCCTGTTTAGTGAACAAACCTATTTCTGGCTGGTACTACATAACCAGGATTTTGAAAGGTTCTTAAATGCCAACAAAATATCGTCTTAGACACAATAAGCACCTAGAAAACTGTCAGTGGTTACATCTAATAAGTGTAGATTTCCCTGAAACTCGTCATAGGCCTTATGATTATGATTACTGGGGATATCGTAACGTAGAAATAATTGACAGTGTAGAAGAACAAAAGGAAACCATCCTGGGCCTACTACACGAAAGTTATGGGCCGCAGGATGGTTTATGGAATATAAGATGGAGTGACGCAGGTGCAGACATCAGATTTAAAACTGAATCTGATGCTGCTAGTTTCCTGATGCTGTATACCCTTCAGCCTATTAGTTAACCTTTTTGTCGTAATAAGCCCAGTTACCAAATGCTGGCTTGATGTTATCCGGACCATGGATAATAAACACAGTATCGCAGTAGAATTCGTCACCCCAGGTACCACAGGGATAACCATCAGTAAACATCACAAACCGGTTAGGCTGGATGTCGTTGTCCTTCATAAATTTCCAGTTACATTCAAACATCGTACCGCCACCGCCCTGGGGCTCATATGTCATGATGTCGTCGATGTTGGTAGCGTCAAACTCAGCGTAGTTATAGACTTCGGTATCGAAGCACCAGAGCTTGATCTTGAAGTCTGTGTACATATCCATGATGGCCTTAATCTCGCTAAAGAAATCACGGGCCTGTTCGTTGCTGATGCTGCCGCTCATATCCACAGCAACCGCAATATCAATGGTAGTCTCAGGAACCATGCCGGGCAGCAGGAAGTCACTGCCCCAGCTCTTACGGCTACGGCGCATAAAACTGTAGTCGCTTTTGATTGAGCTTTCAATGCTCATCGCAAGCATGCTGCGCCAGTCCATCTTGGGCTCAGTAAGATCCTTAACAATGCGAGCAACACCTGCAGGAAGGTTACCAGCGCCACCAGCCTGCTTGGCACTGTTGATTAATGCTTCCTTAATCTCATCACGGATCTTCTTGCGCTCTTCGTCAGAATAAGTGGGCTTACCCGAGCTCTTGAGGTTACCGTTCTCGTCCTCACTAATGCCGCCAGAACCGCCCTCGCCATCATCGCCTTCAAGATGCTCGTCCAGCAGCATATCAATATACTGCTCTAGATCAATCTTTTCAGCGTTGTCATAGAGATCGTCGTAAATCTCCTCCATGCTCATATTGTAGTACTTACGGTCATGTAGAGCAGGCACTGTAGTAATAAGCTCACCAATGCGGCTCTGCACCAGATCTCCGTTTACAGCAAAGTCAGCAGCAATGTTCGCAATCTGAGCGTCATGTTTGTTGAGCTTGCTACGGCCCAGATGCTCGTAGACATTGTGAAGTACCTCATGCCCAAACAGGAACTCTACTTCCTTGCTCTTGAGCATGTTGATGAACTTGCTATTATAATAGAAGTGGCGACCGTCAGTAGCTGCTGTGGGCAACCACTGATCTGCATTCACAAGCGGCAACCGAGTTGCCATATTACCAAACCATGCTGCCTTGAGAAGCAGGCTAACGCGAGCAGTAGTGAGCTTCTCGCGAGCATCTAGATCTTCCTGACGAACTGTCTCGAACCCCACAGGGAGGTTTACGTGCTTCTTGTTTGCTGTAGTCGTGGTCATATGTATCTCCTATATGTATATATTAACATAAGGACAGCGGCTGTCAACCGCTTACCCCCCAATTTGCAGAGGGGTAAGCATGTTAGCAGGAACCTTCCAAACAGTGTTGGTATTGCCTTCGAACACATTCACCCACTTGCGACCAACCTTGCGGACCTTGCCCGTTACAGTTGAGCCAGTGCGGGTGGACTCAAAGCTGACAATATCACCAACCATCAGCTTGCGAATGTTCTGCTTAGTGAGCTGCTGACGACGCATCTTAATAGCATGGACGACATCGTCCAGCTGGCGGTCTGTCATCTGCTGAATATCTGCTACGACACTGTCTACTACGTGGATCATCTCTTGCTCCTCAATTTCAACTTATAATGTATAATAGCACGGATGCTATTATCGTCAACCAAAAAAACCCGCAGAAAACTACGATTCTATTATTTTTTTAAACCGCAGAAAACTGCGATTTTTTTAGGTTAGAAACGGTTGACTATCTGGTTACCCGTGCTATTATGAAGCATAAGTTGGAAATGAGGAGCAAGCATATGTTTATAAGCGAATGGAAGAAATCGGATTGGCGTACCACAGAAACGTGGGAGTCGATCAACTGTTCGAGCGGTGATGTAACAATCACCAAGATTGGCGATGGATTCATGGGTCGCGACCCTAACGGCATGCTGGTTTCACAGTTTCCTGATACCTGGGAAAACACTGTTCGGATGATGGAATCTTGCTTTGATTGGCGTATAGATTTAGGTGAAAAAATAGCCTAAAACGGTTGACGAAACCCTTATACGTGCTAATATGTATATATAGGAAATGAGGAGCAAGCACATGGACAAGATGTACAAAGTTATCGAAGATTTGGACAACAAGCGCAACGAGCAGGGTTTTGAGACTCGTTGGAGCATGTTTGGCGAAGAGATTGTTGATCTCAACGACCGTGTTGTTAACGAAGAGCGTGATATGTATCGTGTAACTTATCGTGCTTTTGACGAGAACCTGCAGGAATATGAGTTTAGCTCGTTCACTGCTACGAACACTGTAGAGGGTTTTTGGGCAGCGGCTGAGTCCGTTTTCCAGCAGGCCAGACGTGAAGTTGGTGATTGGCATGTGTTTGTCGAAGGCTTTAATCTCGTTGAGGATGGTAGCTTCCGGCTTACCACTGGCTCGTAAAGGTTGACACATAGCACAGATGTGCTATGTTTAGATATTAGTTAAACAAGGAGAAAGAAATGGCAGACATTGATGCCCGTACTGTTACTCTTGCAGAAGCCGAGAATCGTATCGTTCGTGCTTTCCGCAATAAGCT